CTGATACTGGTACTTCGCGAGGTGTAGAACCAACTGAGGCATGCTACCCTTACCGATGTAGTCTTCACCCTTATCAAAGAAGGCACGGAAGAACTCGGTCGGTTCGATGTCAGCTTCACCGACCCACTTACGAACTGCAGTGAAGTTCTTATCCTTCATGTAGCCGATCAGCTTAACAAGAGCAGTATCCGAGAAGTTCCTAAGAATCCCAGTGTCAATGCTGCCAGTAGCACTATACCTCTGAAGCTCGTTGATAACACGTCGCCAATCAGGAAAGTGCGACTTGATGACTTCAGCAACGACCGCTTTTTCATAAGAAACTGATTCAGCTTCGAGGATGCCACATACCCTCTGAAGAAACTGCTTCGCGAGATTGGGAAGTTCCGATTTAGGAATCTTAAACTTGACAACCGAGCATCGAGAATGTAGTGGCTCAATAATCCGATCGACAAAATTACAAGTAAGAATGAATCCACAGTTTGCACTGAATTCCTCCATAAAGTTACGCAGCGCTGGCTGAGTGGACTGAGGGTTGAGATAGTCGGCCTCGTCGAGGATCACCATCTTTCTGCCACCCATCAGAGACACCGAGCTGGCAAACTGAGAGATGTCGTTACGTAGCATGTCGATGTTGCCGTTCATCGAGCCGTTGATAACGATGTAGTCACAACCGAGTTGTTCACACATGGCTTTTGCCACAGTCGTCTTACCGACGCCTGCAGTACCAGAGAGAATGAGATTTGGAATGTTCTTCTGATCGACGAACTGTTGGAAAGTCTTCTTCAGTTCGTCAGGGAGAATGGTTTCATCAACAGTCTTGGGACGATACTTCTCGACCCACAAAAAATCTTCAAGCATAATATATCTCCGTCAAAATCAAAGTGCCGGTTACGAGGTCCGGCGTCGCCTTTTCGTATCGACCGCTTCACCCGAAGACTAGCTTCCAGAGGGTGCCTCTTATACGCTGGCATCTTATGGTAGGCCAGTCACCATCCGTTAAGCTTCGAACGAAGAGTTGGATTCGACGGCGATCCAGTACTCTACGCTTGCGCCCTTCCAGTGGCTGAGACCCTTCGACGAGATCGACACATCGTAGGAACCTGGAATCAGCTTGATGCAGTCAGAACGAAATACCATGCGGAAGCGTGCATTCGTCTCGCCGACTACCACGCTGAACGAATCGTTAGTAGTGCCACGAGTATCGACGGCCTGCAGAAGGATCTGACCGTCCTTACCGACGATGGCGATTTCAGGAAGCTGAGACACGCTCAGTGCCTTCATCACTCGGTTCAGTGCTTCTTCAGTGATCAAGCAGTTGACTTCAGGATTGGGAAGCTCGATCTCACGATCGGGCGGAACGATGATCAGCGAAGGATCGGTAACAGCATAGTTGAACTTGTTGTTGCCTTCACTGATGACCACATGCGAGTCCTTGACATCGATCTCAGGTTCATTGAACAGAGAAAGAGTGCCGATGAACCTCGATAGGTCGTACACTGCAAAGCTCTTGTCGAATTCTTGACTGATCGTTGCACGAGCAAGAACAGACTTGGTCGACGAGATGGTACGGATTACATTACCCGGCTTGAACATGATGTTCTTGTTAATAGAAGCAAAGTTCTTCAGTACTTGCAGCGTAGCATTATCTAGTTTCATAATAAAGTCTCCATAGTTTCGGAATATTCATCTTATCAACGGTAGTATTAATTGTACACCATTATTTGGTTTTCTTGATCGCAGCAGGATCTGCAGTGGCAGCAGCACCTACTCGAGCGAGATCAGGCAGAGATCCACCGAACACGTAAGAACCAACGTGCTTCAGTTCCATCCACGGGCAGAGCCATACGTGAAGGCCGATGTTGCGAACCCACTGACAGAACATGTAATCTTCAGAGAGGTAGCGCTTCGAGTAGTCCTTCAGCAGACCGTTGTTCGGATCCTGTACGAATGCCAAGATCTCGTCGGGCTTTGCCTTCGGGTTCTTGTCGAGGAATTCCTTGAGTTCTGCATTCAGGTTCGTACGCTTGTGATCGATCGGAGTATCGAAGAATGCCATGATCTCACGGCTACCATCGAAGTGTTCGGTACGAACATGGTCAGGCTTGTAGAACTGCTGAGGAAAAGCTTCAGTAAACTTCTCAAACGTGTTACGACGGATCATCATGAATCCGGTACCGGCTTCGAGCACTTCGACAGGTTGACCGAGAGGGATTTCACGAGTCTCACCCGTCGGGTTGAAGACGTAATCGCCTACGAACTTTTCCAGCTCGTTCGGGTTCTCGTCAGCCATACCCTTGTCGACAGCAAGCTTGATCTTTTCCCAGCTGATGCACTTCTTCGGATAAGGACCAGCGATGATATCGTAGTTATCCTGAGTTGCATCCGGATTCTGCAGAGCGAGCAGAGCGATCACGTCGTTAGGATTGAAGCCGATGTCCGAGTCGATGAACATCAGGTGAGTATCACCTGAACGCATGAACTCGTCAGCACAGTAGTTGCGTGCTCGAGTAATCAGAGATTCGTTGAACAGGAAGTAGAATCGAACCTGAATACCGTAGTGTGTGCAGAGAGCCGAGAGGTCGGCGATCGAGCGTGTGAACATGCCTGCACACTGGCCACCATACATTGGTGCTGCGACGAAGAGCTTACGCTTACGTAGTTCTTCGATTGGAACATTAATTTCAATACCCATTATTATACCTTTACTTTAACATTGACTTGTACGTCAGGGGTTCCTGACATGTTCATTGCTGCACCAGTTGTTGCATATGCGATTGTATTTGACATAAGATCTGCAGTCATAGAAGTACGCTGAAGCTGACTGGAGAAGTCTACACTGCGCTGCTTAGTCATGGCTAGGCCAGAGTCAGCAGTATATCTAGCTACATCGAAGTTAGCACCAAGGAAGATAACTTCCCACTTCTTGTTCTCAAGAAGCTTGACCTTGTCCTTGATCTTGGCTTGAGTGTATTCCTTCGATGAGTTTTCTTCACCATCAGTCATGATAACAACTACAGTACGTTCAGCATTGTTTTCCAATGCACGATCCATAACGTTCGCAGCTGCATCGAACAGAGGAGTCATTCCGGAAGGAGAGACTGCATCGTGTGACAGCGGTTCATAGTAAGCGATAGACTGATCTTCAGTCAGTTCTACCAGTCGTACGGAGTTTCCGTTTGTATCGAAAGCTGTTACGTTGACAGTACCTTCGATCTTTTCTTTCTTGAGTCCATTGATGTACTCGTTAATAGAATCGATAGCATGTGTCCATCGTTCGCCAGACATCGAGCCTGATCGATCGAGTGCAACATACACCGATAGAGGTTTGTTCTTTTTTGCCATAATCAATCCTTATGCTGTAGATCGTGTACGTGGAGTGCAATGATTGCATAGTGTACGACCTTCATAAGATCCTTTCGCCATTCGGCTGGGGTTCCCTTATGTCCGTAACGCTGTGCATACTTGAGGATATTCCCGAGAGTGAAACCTGTACCATGACCGCCATCGATGATGAACTCTGTGGCCTGATAGTTGTTTTGGGAATAGTGTTCGCCGTAAGTGGCGTTGATGTAGGCAGTGATCTCTTTGAGGATCTCGCCTTCATTATATTTATAATCAATCCAAGGCTTCGTCTTCAAACCTGGAACAAAATTTGCAGTAGTGGTTTTGAGAGGCTCTACTTCGGTAGGGAGTGTAGTTGCCATCGTTTCAAGTTCTTTCATGTCATCGATCCTATCATAATATTTGTAAGCACTCATGCAAAGAAATCCTCTAGAGTTGCGGGTTTAGATTCAGGTAATCCACTCCACTTGCGGCCTTGCCAGTGTGGGTAAGATGCTCGTGAAAGGTGTACTGACTTCGGCTTTTCCATGCATTCGAAGTCGAGTTCACCCTTGTCATTCAGAAGATAGTCAGTCCACTCGATGAAGTTGACTTCGCTCGTAGCACATAGCTTCTTCATCTCGTCCTTGAAAATAAGACGGCATTCGTTACGCTGTTCCCATGAACCATAGAACGGTGTGCCTTTGTAGTATCCAGTCTTCGGCAAGATACGAGACTCGTTCTCGATAGGAAGGAGTTCGTAGGCTGATACTTCAAGAACATCGAGCGAAGCGAGTTGCACATGGTATCTATTCGCCAAGTCACGAGTCGCCTGTTCGGGATTTGGTTGACGACAGAGGTGGTGACGAACGTCGATGTTACCGAAGTAGAACTCAACGATGCCATGATGATTACGATCGATGAAGGTATGTAGTCCTTCCTTCAGTGCACCGTGCAGAGTCTTGAAGGGAACGGAATTGACGAACCAACCTGGACGATACATACAGATAGCATGGCTGTCACCAGCTACTGCTCGATTGACTGATTCGATCTCACGAACGGTGATAGCAGTGTCTTCGAGCTTCTTCAGATTATCCCAATCCACGAGATGCCAGTCAGGATGGATGTCACCTTCAAGACGAGGCTTCAGCATCTCGCTGTACTTCGGATGGTCGATCCACAGAGAATAGACAGGAAGCTTCTTGATCTTCGAGTAGCGAATCAGCTTGTCGATGTTGCTGTAGTTCTTCATACCGCCGAAGAGGTTCAGCGATCCGAACCAGTCGTTGCCATGATACACGTACACTTCGTCGAACGAACCAGGATCTGGATGAATGTCTCCCGTCCTATCGAGATGCACGTTACCGAACTCGTTACTCAGCTGCTCTGCATAGATGGCAGCCTGAGCAGCACGATGCGAGTGAATGTTCGAAGAGACTGGAGTGAACGGAGAAGTTACAAGGATTTTCATAGGTTTTTATCCCAATCACGATAAGAGTCTACACGATCGTAGATGGTAGGATCCTGCAGTACAGGTTCTTTTCCAACATTCCAAAACAGGATATCACGGCCAGTATTCTTGGGAATGTACTTCCATACTTTGCCGTCGTATGTATCTATACACGGGAACGGAGGCATGTTCTCAGGTTTTTCTGGTGAAGTGAACGCAAGCGGTTCAGAGATCACTTCTTCGACTCGACCAGCTTCACCTGCCTTGAGGTTGCGAGCCACTGCCACGCTATGAAACTTGGCATTCGGCCATGCGATCTGTAGTGCTCGACTCAGAACACCAGTCGAAGCAGCCACGTACACCTCTTCGGGCTCGTCGATCATGGATGCTGCGTGCACGATACCAGCAGTGGCCAACTCGTGCTTCAGACCGAGAGGAACGAAGAAGGCATCGTTCTCTTCTGCATACTGCTTAGCTGCCGCGTTGAGGTTTGGCATAGCAGCGATACGCTTGAAGATCACGTCTGCACCCTGTTCGATGCAGCATGCCTGATGGTGTGAGATACGTTTGCTCGATGGCATGAAGAGAGTGATCTTCTTGTTGTGATGCTTGGCCACATCCATCAGAGATACACCAGCCAGACCAGTACGAGGCTGCGAGTAGACGATGTGAGAGTAGTTCGTCTTCGATGCAAGCAAGTCACCAGCTCGAGTCTTTGTGCCGACGATGAGGTCGTCCCTTACGCAACGAATCCCGTCGTGTACAGTCACAACGGGATCTGGATTGTATGGCTTCCATCCATCAGCCAGCGAGAGGTAGTAGTCCTTCGCCCATTCCCAACCAAAGATGCCTACGTCTTTGTTGATTCCATCGAGGACATGGTTGTTATGCGCCATTCGTTAGCCTATCATATTTGTTGGTCTTGAGTGACCAGTTAATGGGATATACCCAATCGTACGGGATCTGCATCGTCTGAGACTTGATACCAAACTTCACTGCCATATACTTGTAGTGCATGCACAGCTTGTCTTCGAGGTTCAGGTACTGATGAGTATGAATCGGGTTCGAAGGATGTGCCTTCAGGTAATCCATATGTTCAACCTGCATCTTAGCTGCATCGTTCAGAGGAATGTATGCACCGAATTCGTCTACCTCGTACTTGCTCTTGCTCATGAGGTTCGGACAGTCGAACACCTGACTGAGTCCATCGAAGTAGCCTGTACCACCGTGTAGGAACGAGTCTGGATCCACCCATTCTGGATGACTCATCGCCACGTGACGTGCTGCGTTCTTGCATGGGTACATGGCATTACGGAACCCGAATTCTTCGACAAAGATTTCGTTCAACTTCTTAGCGAACTCCATCATTGTATACGGTCGGTTGATTTTTGTAAATAGCCTATGCGCATGCTTCTCGGCGAAGAGCTTCGGAACTTCGCAGAGCCATTCTTTTGTATTCGTATCTTTCGGGTAGTAGATCTGAAATAGATCGTTACGAGCATGACGTTCTGTCAAGAAACGACGACGCATCGATTCTGGACCTCCATCTCTCCATGCTCGGAATGTTTGCCAATGTTCGTTGGTAAACGAGAAGATAAGGCATGCTTCGAGTACTGTCTGAAAGTCGTCTACTTCTGCGATCTCGTCGACGAACGGACACTCGTGCCAGTGTAGACGATGGCTGAACTGCTGATAGTTGTCACGAAGAAGCGAGTCGCGACGAAGATCGTACTCACGACAAAACTCAAAGAACTTCTCAGTCCGTTCTTCTTGCGTCCAGTCCTTCATCCATGACCGCTTCGGTTTACCCTTCTCGTCGTAGTCGACTTCGGAGATGTTCGGATACTGGATATCAAACTCATGCTCTCCGAGCAACTCAGTTAACAAGTTCATTGACTTTTGCCTTATATTCTGTTACACTCATGCCTACTTGCTTGAGAATGGTATCGTCTGATGGATGGTTTGTCATTCCGTTGAAGGTTCTGACCAGGCCAAGGTCGAGCATTGCCCGTTGTCGCCCAAAAGGATGATCTTTGATTCGACAGGATGACCATACGGAATCAAAGCAAAGGTGGTTGTAATCTGCACCTGGCTTGACGTAGTTCTCGACCCAACGGATGAAGTCACAACAGACGTCTTCTGCATTGTAAGGGAAGGCACCAGTATCGACATAAATCTTCTCCATAATCTGATCGAGGAATTTCTCTTTCTGAACACGCTGTGTGTTGATGCCGAGATAAGAGATGCATTCCACTGCGTTCGTCCCATAGTAGAACGGACTTTCAAGGTTGACGTACTGCGGGAACCAGTCTGCGATGTCTGCTACGAAGGCCGCATACTGGAATCGATAGGCACGTAGACCGTTTCGAGCGTTCCAATCGAACATCCACTCGCCGATCTCACGAAGATCCTTTTTCTGGTTATTACCTTCGAGCCATTCTGCCAGTTCTCGACAAAGACGAGGTGCATACTCACAGAGGTAGTAGTCACCACCTCGCTTGTAACCAGGAGCTGGCTTCGGGAATGAAGGGAACTGATAGCCTACCGAAGTATAGAATGGGTAAGGATACACGTTGACGAATCTAGCCATATCTTCGATCGTGTTGAACTTGTATAGGTGAGGCAACAGAGTGTTGTAATAGCCTGAAGGCTTCTGCGCATAGTTGATACCAGAGCCAGTTACACGATGCAGAAGGAAAACGTAGAGCCATTCAGGCAGACTGAAGTCGGCATGCTTACCGGTCCAATCCTTGGAGATATACTCACGTTCACGGGTGTGGAGACCAGCTGCCATCTTGTGCCAGTACGGGTGCTTATCGGTCCATCCATAGAATACGTCGTTGACGATCTGAGAGAACCCGGCAAATTTGCGTTCGACAACATCATATAGCTCCACGTTCTCCATGAGATCGTCGTTCATGTTCGATTCGAGGTAAGGTACGGATCCAAGGTTACACTTGGCTTGCTGGTCCTTGGCCAGATGGTAGTAGCGAATGTACTCGTCGTAGTACTCAGTTAGTTCCATGAATGTATGCTTTCAAACGTTCGATCAACGCCAGCTCGTAACCTTTGTCGTTGAGGTTTCGATTACGAGGAGACGGATGATCGATTCTCAGGTGATCTATCTTATACTTATTACAGATCCTTGAGACGATTCCACCGAGAGCGATGACTTTCTTTCGATTCGAAGTCTTCTCGAGAAGCAGATCGACGTCCACATCTGATGGCTTATAACCGTTCTGAATATGAGGGATCACGTTATGGAAATCCCATTCCCACAATCCAGCAGCATCACACCACTTTTGTAGGCGATTGAACGTGCCGTTCTTAAAAGGTTTGGTGCGGGAAGACGGCGAGAGTCCGAGGATTATGACGTCCTCGGACCCTACATGATCTTCGATGAAATCTGGTACAGACTTCAGCATCACTTCACCATATCAAAGTGCCGTTCATAGACATGAAGATTGCCGACATGCCAGATCACCTTCGTCTTGTCGATACCGAGTGCAGCACCGAGAAGCTTGACTACATGATCTTGCCATGCAAAGTCATTACGATAGCCGAACACAACATCGTTGCTACGCATCTGAACCACGGCGATAAGTTCATCATCACGAATCATGTACTGCACTGCATTAGTGCACATGAAGTCGGACATGCCGTTGAAGTTGTAATCGTACCACATGGTCGGACGAGTGTAGATCATGACTGCACGACGGCTGTTTGGATTCTCACGCAGCTCGTTGAGAACCTTCCAATACTGACCGTAATTGTCGTCAGACCAGATGCACCAACCATAGTTCGAGTTGATGTAACCGTTCTCGTCAGCTACCTGCTTCCAGATCTCAGGGACTGGAGCAGGGATATCATAGACGCTGAGCGACTTCGACTTATACCAAGCAAGCTCGCGTTCGACATAGTCTTGATTGACCTTACCGAAGATGGTCGGTTCGTCTGCCTCGAAGGTAGCACCGATCATCTCGATGGTCTTGACACCAGTCTTGTCAGTGACAAACCGTTCAGACTTCAGTTCTTGAATGAAGTACTCACGGATATGTTCAACCTTCAACATTCAGATTGCCTCCAACTTTGCTTCCGTCAATGGTGATAGGTCGATTAAGGAAATCTCGGCCGGGCTTCTGACCGTCCATCTTACCACGACAGTAAGAGATTACGAACGAAGCGTAGTTGATCAGGTCCATTGCCGAGTCTTCGATCGATTCGAAGTTAGGATTGTACGAAGGATCCTTTTCCATCGCTTCGACAACAGACTGCATACGCAGAGTCTTGGCATAGATGAGGTCGAGGATAGTGGCTACACCACGAGGATAGTAGTCAGCTTGACGAATGCGAGATGCTTCGTTCTGATAGTCTTTCGACTTCTTGAGCTGGATCTCAGCACATTCTTGGAGGACTCGAATCGATTCACGTTCTTTAGACATACTTAGGCACCTTATAAAATTTACCACCAAATCTGGATGGCTGTAATGAATCTAACACATGTTGGGAATTAAGTACATTAATAAGTTCGAACTCAACGACATCACCTACAACGAGAGGTCGATCTGCTGGACGATGCATACGATAGAAGCAGTAGTGTGTCAGCAGACCACGATCCACTCCGTCTTGAACCCAGGGGTGAGTCTCAAGCTTCTGCTCAGACACGTTGTAATACAAGTTCTTATCGATACATTTGAAATCAACAAACGCGGTGCTATCAAGCAAGTTTACACGAGCATCGTATACGCATGCTCCACCTTTCGTATGATGCTCACGCAACGGTGCATCGATGATCTCGTTTTCGATAAGCCACTCTTCGAGCATCAGACAGTCCACATCCTTCATGAACTTATAATCTGATCGAGTGCCTTGACGAAGCTGAGTCATCTTCTCGTTGCGTAGAGCGATGAATTCTTCAGTGATATTTACTCTACCAAGGCCATCAAAGATACCTTGCATCAGTTGTGTAATTTCAGAATCAGTCATAATCAAATACTCTTGTAGTGCTTGTCCCAAGTCGAGTCAGTGACTCGCAGACCTTGAGATGCCAAATAAGAACGCCACATCGATTCACATACGTACTTCGACGTGTTAGCGGTTTCGATATCATACTTCAGACGATTGACAGATGCAGTCTGACGAACTGTCTTAGTAGGAAACGTAGAGATGATCTCTAACGCTTTCGACTTGGCCTCGTCGAGAGGCAGTTTGTCGAGGACGTTGAGAACTTCGAGTTGTTCATCCTTTGTCATTAGATGCGCTTTCCATCGAGAATGAAGTAACCACGATCGAGTTCGTCCTTCGCGAAGACGAGGATGTTGTCGTTCATGAGGATCTGCAGCGGAGCTTCACCCTTCGGGTTGTAGGCTCCGCCG